GATCCTTTATTAATTTTACAAAATAAATGTTCTCAATTTTTGTCTAACAATTTAATTATAATGAAAAATGAAAAAGATGTTTATTATAATTTAAAACAAAACAAGAAAAAACTACTAACTGTTCCCTACGGAGAAGATCCTTTATTTATATTGGCATCGTTCTTTCAAAGTGATGAAGGGCAGGCAGTATTTACTTTATTAAGTAATAGATTAAAAAAACTAGACGAATAAGTATTGTATAATAATGCAATTAATTCTTTAAATGTTATAGAGGTTTCACTAAAATGAAGCCTCTTTTTTTTTTCGTATCTTTGTTTAAATAACAATTTGAAATGATCAACACAGTAAGAGCAACAGTATTGTCGATTGCAAATAAAAACAATTACGGATATATAACTCCTAGTGATTTTAATTTATACGCAAAGCAAGCTCAATTAGATATTTTTGAAGACTATTTTTATCAATATAATAGTTGGATTATAAAACAAAATGCCAGAGTTTCTGGTAGTGAATATGCGGATATACTAAAAGGATTAGTAGAGGTTATTGATAGCTTTTCTGAAACAAGAGGGTTGATTAATAATGGTATAAACTTATATAATCTTCCTGAAAACTACTACTTAATTAATAAAATAAATTACTATCCTAATTCTATATTTTCATCAACTAGTACAGCAGCTGGATTAAATACGCTTACTGACACCAACGCTACTTTTGTTACAACAGGAACTGTAAAGCCTGGTCAATTTATATCAAACACATCATCAAGCAGTGTATCAGCTGGATTTGGTGCTTACATAATTAGTGTGGACTCAGAGACTCAATTAACTTTATCTGGCAATCCATTTGGAACAGCTTCTACAGTAGGTAATTCATATACTATTGTCACAACAGCTGGTATTAGAGAAATAGAAAGAGTATCTCAAAATAAAATATTTTATTTAAATTCTTCTAGCTTAACTTCTCCAAACGTTTCATATCCTGCTTATGTTTTAGGTGGGGGTACTAATATTGCAATTGGAAATACTATTACAGTATATCCTGATACAATAACTGGAGCTGGTAAAATTTTATCTCAATATATACGATACCCACTAGATCCTAATTGGACATATAGCACATTAACAGGTGGAGAGCCTGTTTTTGATGAAGGTGCAGCAGATTATCAAGATTTTGAACTTCCTGATTCTGATGAACCTAATTTAGTAAACAAGATATTACAATATGCAGGAGTATCAATAAGAGAAAATGATATAGCTACGTTTGGAAATATTCAAGAACAAGAAGATAATCAACAACAATCATAAGAAATGGCATATATAACAGACTATCAATATTATGAAAACGGAGGAGTAAATCCTACGAATTCAAACTGGGGGTCATACCAATTTATATCTTTAGACGATATAGTAAATAACTTTATGTTAATGTATGTTGGCAATGACAAGTTGATAAACAATGTAGAAAAATATAATATTTTATTTCACGCAAAGCGAGGTATTCAGGAATTGAATTACGATGCTATGAAAGAAATAAAGGTTTTAGAGTTAAGTGTTTGTGATCAATTAAGATATGTATTACCCCCTGATTATGTTAATTGGGTTAGAGTATCAATATATCAAAATGGTGTTCTTATGCCATTAACAGAAAATATCCAAACCAATTGGAGTAATGCTTATTTACAAGCAAACGATTGTAAAATATTATTTGATGAATATGGAAATATATTAAAGCCAGAAAATTCTACTATAGATGTAGATAGAATGTCTGGTCAAAAGAAAAGTCTTTATTTAAATTCTAATAGCAGTCAAGATGGTAATATGGGTTATAATATAGATGGGTCTTGGTATTTTGATTATAGTGTTGGACAACGTTATGGTCTTAATACAGAAACAGCTAACTCAAACCCTACATTTAAAATTAACAAAGCTTCAGGAGTTATAAATTTTAGTTCTGGAGCAGCAGATAAGCTAGTTATTTTAGAGTATGTTTCAGATGGTATGGAAAATGGCGTAGACTCTGAAATAAATTTAAATAAACTATTTGAAGATTTTATTTATGCGTACATAAAATATGCTATATTAACAAGTAAATACGGGGTGCAAGAATACATTATAAATAGGGCTAAAAAAGAAAAAACAGCTTTATTAAGAAATGCAAAAATACGATTAAGTAACATACATCCAGGAAGATTGTTAATGAATCTAAGAGGTCAAGATAAATGGTTGAAATAATATGCCACAGTTTACAAGAAATTTTATAAAAGGGAGAATGAATAAGAGCGTTGATGAACGATTAGTTCCTCAAGGTGAATATATTGATGCTCAAAATTGTAGACTGGGATCTACAGAAAACACAGAAATAGGTGCTGTAGAAAACTCTCTAGGAAACACAAGGTTAACAACTTTAACTTACGAAGGTCAGGCTTTAAGCTCTGATACTAAATGTATTGGCGCTTATGAAGATGGAGGTAACGAGACTATGTATTGGTTTGTTAATGATCCATCTAATGGAACTTCTAATACTGGAGTTGTAGATATGATTGTTTCATACGATACAAAAAATGATTCTTTATTTTACCACGTAATATCGACTAGTATATTAAATTTTAACAATAAAAATTTAATAACAGGTGTTAATCTTATAGATGGTTTATTGTTTTTTACAGACAATTTAAATCCTCCTAGAAAGATAAATGTTAACAGAACATATCAATATCCTATAAGTGACGTTGATCAAATTACAGAACAAGATATAGGGGTTATTGTTGCGCCTCCATTATTTGCGCCTACATTAACACCAACTCAACAGGGTGGTGGGGAAAATTATATGAAAGAAATTATGATTTCTTTTGCATACCGATACCAATATGAAGATAATGAGTATTCGGCTATGTCGCCTTTTTCACCTATATCATTTTCACCTGGTCCGTTTCAATTAGATTATTCTACCTATGACAATATAGGTATGGAAAACGTATATAATAGTGTTATTGTAAAATTTAATACAGGAACAAAAAATGTTAAAGGAATAGATTTATTATTTAAATCAACAAACTTTACAACGGTAAATGTAATAGAAAGATTTAACAAGCTTGATCAAGGGTGGTTAGACAATGTAGAGCAAACCTTTCAGTTTACAAATCAAAAAATATACACAGTACTTCCTGAAGCTCAAATGATTAGATTGTTTGACAATGTTCCAAGAATAGCTCAAGCACAAACACTAATGGGCAACAGGCTAATGTATGGAAACTATGTTGATGGATATAATATAACTAATTCTGATGGTCAAGATGTTTACTTAGATTATGAATTAGATTTAGTTACAGAAAATTTATCATCTGATCAAACATCATCTGTAAATAGTGATTTTAATTACTCTATAAATGGTTCCGTAAATATTATAAATGGCACTGCCAGTTATGATATATCTGGATATGATTTAAAAGCAGGCGCTCAAATAGGAATTGACTTTAATTTAGGTCATTCTCAATTTTCAGGTGCGTCAGAATATGTTGATGGAACAGAGCCTTTGAATGAATTTGAAAACACATTTTTATATAACTTACAAGAAGACTTTGCAAATGCACACGACCTAGTAACTTCACCAGGTTTTATTGCTGCAATATCTGAATTTGTTGCACCTTCAGACTCAACTTGTTTTCCTCCATTTTGTACAACAGGATGTACAAGCGGAACATCTGTTACAGATTTAATTAACTGTGCTGTAGTGCCAAAAACAAGCTGGTACAAAGTAGGTTTTGGTTTATCAGGAACAAACCAAGGGATGACTATAGGTTCTACGCCAGGTAGTAATACATTTTCTTTGACGGCTCAAGCTATTAAGTATGAAAAATATGATGTAAGTGTGTCTCCTGTTGTTCCTTTGGGAATATTTGCTTATGAATATTTTACTGTTCTTCAATCAGAATTTTTATATAGTTTAAGTTCATCTAAAAGTAGTTTACATAGTGATAGAGATTACGAAGTAGGCATTGTATATGAAGACGATTATGGAAGAGCAAGTACAGCTTTAGTTGATACAAATAATACAGTATATGTTCCTTGCAATAATTCTATTACTAAAAACACAATAAAAGTTACTTTAAATAGTTACCCACCTTATTGGGCTACTAAATATAAGTTTGTTTTGAAACCATCTAAAGATGAATACAGAACAGTATACTCAAACATATTTTTTCAAGAAGAAGAAACGGGCAATGTATGGTTTAAGTTAGAAGGAGATAATAAAACTAAAGTTGTTTTAAATGAAAACTTAAAAGTCAAGTCAGATACTAACGGTCCTGTTTTAAGGTGTGTTAATTCAAAAGTTCTTGACTATGGTAGTCAAGTAGAAAATTGGTTATGCGATAGAAATAGTGATGGAACTTTAGTTGACGACACTTGTGGTCAGCCAACAGGAGTTTATATGCAACTTAGACCAAGTAATTTTTCTGCTGCTTCACCTGAAAACGCTTTTATAAACTACGGAGAAAAAGGATGTAAAGGTTCTTATTGTGCTGTTAGTTATGATGTTTCTATTGAAAATCCAGATACTACAGGACCTACAGATTTATATATTCCATACTCTATACCAGCGGGTAGTATTGTTCAAATAAAATTAAGAGAACAAAGATACAAGAGAGGTAGTAAGTGTGGTAGTAGACAGTATTTATATGATAAAACTTTTACTGCTAGTCAAGATTATGAAAGTATGTATGCTTTTGTTGAAGGCGACAATATTGATTTGACAAATGGTCAGTCAACTGGATCTGATAGTACTATAAACAATATAAATCAACCTAGTACTTTATATCCTTACTTTACTTCTTTAGCAAGTGGTGGTCAGTCTTATTACTCTTTTCAAACAGATGCTTCTAATGGTAAAATGTATCTAGTTGGACAGAACGGAACTCCTCAATGTAATCCACCAGACAAAAGAAACTCTTATGGTAACATAGAAATTGTTGTTCAGAGAGCGACTACTCTTATGGTTTTTGAGACCGAAGCAAAAGATGCAAATACAGAGCTTTATTATGAAAACGAGCAGGTATTTAATATATCTGGCGGTTATCATCAATCAGGGTCTAATGATACAGATCAAAATCAAACAGTAAGCTTACCTGCTGTAATAAATTTAACTTTTAGCAATTGCTTTACTTTTGGAAACGGGGTAGAATCAAATAGAGTTTTAGATGCTTTAGCTACTCCTAGTTTTACTATTGGAGAAAAAGTTACTTCAGTATCTGAAGAACAATATAAAGAAACTTTACGATTTAGTGACATAACTTATAGTGGAAACTATAATCAAGAGTCTAATATAAATAAGCTCAATGAGTTTAATTTAGGGTTGTCTAATTTTAAAACACTAGAAAGTTCTTACGGTCCTATTAGAAAATTACATTCAAGACAAACAGACATACTTACTTTACAGGAAGATAAAATATCTTACGTTCTTGTAGGAAAAAATTTACTTTCTGATGCTGCTGCTGGTGGAGCTATAACATCTGTTCCAGAGGTTTTAGGAACTCAGTTAGCAAGAATAGAAGAGTATGGCATAAGTAATAACCCTGAAAGTTTTACTTCTTATGGTTATGATGTTTATTTTACAGATGCAAAAAGAAGCTCAGTAATAAATATTAGAGGTGGTGTAGGCGCAAAAACAGATAAACTTCAAGTAATATCTTCTTTAGGTATGCGTAGTTGGTTTAGAGATTTATTTACAGATAGCTTTAATACACAGAAGCTTGGAGGATATGATCCTTATATGAATGAATTTGTTTTAACAAATAACAATGAGCAAGTACCTGTTACCCCTACTGAAAGAGATTGTGGGTATGAGCTTAGACAAAACAATTCTAGCGAGCCAGTAACTTTTAATTTAGACTGTACTTCAATAATAGGTGATGTAGCTTGTGTTTATAATTTTGATTCTGGTAGCGCAACTTTACTTGTAAATTATAATGGTGTTAGTGTTGTTAATCAAACAATTAGCGGTTCTGGTACTGTTACTTGGAATAAAGGTCAATCTTTCCCAACTACAGCACAAGTAACTGTAACACCAACTGCAGCAACTTATTCTTTACAAATAGGATGTCCTCAAACTGAAAATTTAACAGTAAAAAGAATAGTAATAAACTCTTCAGGAGATGCTACTTTATCTTCAAGTGTTAGATACAAATGGGCTGATGGAACAACTATAAGCCCTTATCAAAGTGATAATGTTATTTTAGAAGAAGATGGAATTTCTTTATTTGCATCTCAAACTGGTCCTTCTTCATTTGGTACAATACCACCTAGCGGAGCGACAGTTACTATGCAGAACAGACAGTTAAGTGGAGATACATTTCCATTTGATCCATTGTCTGATAAATTAAAGTACTTAGTTTCTAATACAAACTATAACGAGGCTGATATAAACACATTAATACCTTTATTAAATACTGCAACACCAATTATTAATGTAGGCGGTAACACTTATCAATCAAGCTTTACATATACTAACGCATCTAATGATGATTACTTATATTTAGTTTGGGATTATAGAGTTGCAACAGCAATAGAGTTGTGTTATGATGCATCAAGCTCATCAAGTTCTTGTTGTGATTGCGGTACGGATGCTCCAGTTTGCCCAGATAGAACTTTAGTGTTTCAAGTGTGTAATAGCAACTCAGCTAAAGATGATAATTTTGATGTATACTTAAACAATAATTACATAGGAGCTTTAGACTTAAATGCTAACTCTCAAGTTGGATCTGTATTTATTGCGACTACAAACGCCTCTGCAACAATAACAAGTTCAGATTTTGTATGTCCTTTAAATAATATGGTTACATATAGATTTGATCCCAACTTTGTAGTTGGTGGAGCAAATACTTTAGAGCTTAGAAATACTCAAAACAACAGTAATGGTAACTATGGAACTATTGGTATGAGAAATTACCTAACAACAGGAAATAATTTATCTAGTCCTTGTGTGGTAACTAATTTAATTTACTCAGGAAGTTCTGGTCAAAGTTTTACATTTAATTTTAGCTATGACGAATGTTGTCCATAAATAATAAATAATATGAGTTTAGTAAATAAATATATTGATTCTGTAAGTTTTTTAACTGCAACCGCAGTTTATGATGATATAAACTTAACAACAAAATCTGCTGATGGTTATTATCAATCTGGTGGTCAATACAGGCAACAGCTTTCTGGGACTTTATTAAGTTCTAATGTATGTTCTGATTGTTTTACTTTTGATTCTTTGGATTATGCAGCTAGTAGTTCTGGTGACTTATGTTGCCTAACTCAAACGCCATCACAATATTTTTATCCTACTGGATCTACTTTTGCGACCACTACAAATATTTATACAGATGTAAATTTAACGAACGTTGCACCTGATGGATTTTATAGTGAGCCAGGTGGTAGTCAGTTTAGACAAATTAGCAGTAGTGTTTTAGGTTCATTACAATCTTGTTCAAGTTGTTATACAGCTAGAACTCTTGCTTTTAGTTCT